AAAATTATGGGCAGACCTAGAAAAATAAAAACAGCTAAGTCTTTAGAACTTATGTGGGAAAACTATAAAAACTACTGTGATAATAAGACAGTTCTTGCCCACGATTTTAGTTCGAAAAATAGTGAATTTGTAAGTGCTGAACTTAGAAAAAGTATAACTTATACCATTGAAGGATTTTGTGTGTTTATAAGTATTCCAAGGTCAATATTCTACAGTACTTATGCAGAAGATGAGAGGTATTCGGACATTGTTACACGCATAAGAGAGGAATGTGAAGTTGATGCAAGAGAAAAGTTTGAACTAGGAGTGATACCCTCACAACTTGCAAACTTATGGATGGGTAAGTATGGATACAGTGCTAAGATGGACACTAATGTATCAACAAAAGATATTGAAAAATCTAAGCTTGATGAATTGATAAGGCAGATGAAAGAGGATTAATTATGCCGGACTTACTATTTTCAAAGAAGTATAAGGCTTTTATAAGATGTCAAGCACCGGTCGAATTTCTTGAAGGTACTACATACGCAGGTAAAACTACTGTCGGTATATATAAGTTCATTCTTAAGGTTGCTGATAGCGATAAAAAACTTCATATCATAGCTGCCAAGGACACAGGCACTGCAGAAAAAAACATAATAGCTAAGGATTTATGCATACTTGAGGTATTTGGAGAGCTTGTAACATACAATGGAAACGGAACAAAGGATAATAAAATACCACATATATACCTCGATACAAATAAGGGCGAAAAAATCATATATGTACTGGGCTATGGAGATAAACAGAAGTGGCAGAAGGCACTGGGAGGGCAGTATGGCTGCCTGTATATAGATGAGATTAACACAGCCGATATAGATTTTGTCAGGGAAGCGGCTATGAGGTGTGATTACTTAATGGCTACGCTTAATCCAGATGACCCTAACTTACCAATTTATAAAGAGTATATAAACTGTGCAAGACCACTTGAAAAGTGGAAAGATGATACACCTGAAGAAATACTTGAAGAACTAAAAGAAGAACCAAAGACCGGGTGGGTACATTGGTTCTTTTCTTTTGCTGATAATCTTGGACTTAGTAAAGAAAAATTGGATACAATCCTTACCAATACCCCTAAAGGTACTAAGATTTGGAAAAACAAAATCCAAGGCTTGAGGGGTAAAGCTACTGGCTTGATATTCCCAAACTTTGACAGAAAAAAGCATGTGATAAGCGTTGCTGAAGCTAAGAAGTACGAGTTTAGAAAGTTCAGTGCAGCACTGGATACGGCATATTCAAGTAAAAGCCCTGATACCATAGCAATGATATTTCAAGGGATTACGAAGTGTCGCAAAGTCATAACACTCAGCGAAAAGGTTTATAACAATGCAAATCTTGATACACCCTTAGCACCATCTGATACAGTGCGTAAGTTTATTAATTTCCTTGATAAGAATAAGGATAACTGGGGCACAGTAAGGGATGTGTTCATAGATAGTGCAGACCAAGCGACTATAACAGAGCTTAAGAAGTATAAAAGGCTTAACGGTTCTATATATAAATTTAATAACGCCTACAAGGCTATGAAGATTATAGACCGTATAAATCTTATGCTTGGCTGGATACAGCAAGGCTCCTATTTGGTATGTGAGGACTGCACGGAACACCTTAAGGAGCTTGATACCTATAGTTTGAAAGAAGATAAGGACGAGCCTGAAGATGCCAATGACCACACTATAAATGCAAGTCAGTATTCATGGATGCCTTATACATTACTTATAGGTTTTGAGGAGAAAGAGAGAGAAGATGAGGATAATGGAGACTATTAAAAAGAGTATAAGAAGCTGGCTTGATATACAGCCGGCAGACCCTTACACAATAAAAATAATAGATAGTATAGACTTTGAAACCAATGCTATCAGAAACAAGATATGGTACAGAGGGGACAGCAACGAACTTGAGCAGTTATATAGTCAGTTGCTTGAGCATGCTGATAGATACAAGTTCTGGGCATCAAAAAGTACACCGGGGCAGGAGATAAGAAAAGTACATACAGGATTACCCGGATTAATAGTGAAAGTGCTTACGGATGTAGTTCTCAATGACTTAAATGACTTTGATTTTGAGTTAGATAAAGATAAAAACCTTTGGGCTGAAATGGATAAGGAAGAGCTATTTTTGGAGCAGCTTAATACTGCACTTAGGGAAATGCTTTATGTAGGTGATGGTGCTTGGAAGATAGTCATTGATACGGACTTCAGCCCTTACCCTATGTGTGAATGGGTGTCAGGCTTATATGTAGACTATAAATACCAATATGGCAGGGTAAAAGAGGTGGTTTTTAAGGCTACCTACAAAGAGAACCATAAAACCTATACTTTACATGAGATATATGGTTATGGATATATAAGCCATAAACTGTACTTAGATAATGAAGAAGTACCGCTTAACAGTATTGAAGTTACAAAGAGTATGATTGATGTAACTTTCGATAAGACTATACTCTTAGCGGTTCCGGCAAAGATATATTCAAGTAAGAAGTATTCGAATAGAGGCGGTTCAATATTTGATGATGGCAAGCTTGATAACTTTGACGCTTTTGACGAGGCATGGAGTCAGTGGATGGATGCTTTAAGAGCGGGCAGAGCAAAGACATACATCCCAGAAGGACTGCTGCCAAGAGATCCAAACACAGGGGCACTTATAAAGCCGAATGCTTTTGATAACAGATATATAGCCACAGAAGCGAATATGTCAGAAAAGGCAGACAGTAAAATAAGCACTGAACAGCCGAACATACCTCATGACAGTTACTTAGCATCATATGTAACGGCTTTAGACCTTTGTTTGCAGGGCATTATAAGCCCAAGTACCTTAGGTATTGATGTTAAGAAACTTGATAATGCAGAGGCACAAAGAGAAAAGGAAAAGGCTACTCTTTATACAAGAGGTTCAATAGTAAAAGCCTTACAAAAGGTTTTGCCAAGAGTTATACAGGCTCATTTTGATGCATACAACATACTGAACAGAACTGCTTTGGAAGAAGTCAAGGTTGATGTGAACTTTGGAGAATATGCAAATCCAAGCTTTGAAAGTCAGGTTGAGACGGTATCGAAGGCTAAAACAGGAGGTATCATGAGTATAGAGGCATCTGTAGATGAGCTTTATGGGGATAGTAAGGATGATGATTGGAAGAAAGAAGAGGTTGCAAGGCTTAAAGCAGAACAAGGAATTGCTGAGCTTGAAGAGCCTGAGCTTAACTTGGAGGGGGTGTTGACAGATGATAGTATCGATAATGAACCACCAATACCAAATGAGTCGCCTACAGTACAAGCAGATACTGAGAATGGCAGCAGAGCAAGTACCTAGCGGTGTATATGCGATAGAAAAGGCAGGGTATGCAGAGCTAAGGAATGATACAGTTTACAGCAAGACTAAGCTTAAAGAACTTATAAGGGGCTTTAAGCAGTCAGGATTTAAGGTATACAGCAATGGATTATGATGTAGGTGCTGCATTTGATAGAATAGAAACCGAACTTATCAACTCTATGATTCGGAATATGGACAGGCACAGAGCAGAAGAATTAAAAGAAGGCTATAACTGGGAAATGTGGCAAGCTTTGCAACTGAAACAGCTTGAAAGGTATAAAAGACTTAATGCTAAGAAGTATAAAGGGCAGTTTAAGGACATAAATAACAAGATCGAGTTGCTGATAAGGCAGTCTAACCGCAAGGGTTATATGTCTGAAGAGGTGAAAATACTTGATGCGATTAAAAAGGGCTTTTTTGCACAGAAATCAAGTGAAGCTTTAAATGGTGCTTTTTTTAGGGTCAATGAAAGAAAACTGGATGCGCTTATACAGGCAACCGTAAAGGATATGGGCACAGCCGAAACCGCAATACTTAGAATGGCAAACGACCGGTACCGTAAAGCTATATTCAATGCTCAAGTTTATGCTAATACAGGAGCAGGAACCTATGAGAAGGCTGTAGATATGGCTACAAAGGATATGCTTGCAGCAGGACTTAATTGTGTTCAGTATAGAAACGGCGCAAGGCATACACTGGCTAACTACGCTAGAATGGCTATAAGGACTGCAAATAAAAGGGCATATTTACAAGGGGAAGGTGCTAAAAGGCAGGAATGGGGTATAAGTACGGTCATAGTCAATAAAAGAAGCGGTGCTTGTCCTTTATGTATGCCCTTTGTGGGCAAGGTGATGATCGATGATGTGTGGAGCGGAGGAAAGCCCGCAGACGGTCCTTATATGCTTTTAAGCTCGGCAATGGAAGCGGGGTTTTATCATCCAAACTGTAAAGATAGCCACAGTACTTATTTTCCTATGCTTGACGATAATCCCGAGGCTAGGTTTTCAAGAAGAGAGTTGAAAGAGATTGAGGAAGATTACAGGCAAGAGCAGCTTATTAACTATGCTGATAGGCAAGTAAGGAAGTATACAAGGCTTGCTGGGAATTCACTGGATGAGGGCAATGTATATAAATACGAGAGAAAATTAAATGAATGGAATCAAGTTGTTGTAAATCGTATTAAAAATGGTATAATAGATGATACAGAAGGTTCTTTCCTACCTATGGATTTGCAATTATTTGCTGAAAAAGATCTTAAAAATCAAAGTTCGAATTCATTGAGAAGATCTATAAGAAATTTTGAAAAGAGAATAGCAGAGCATGAGCATTATATCGAAAATCCAATCAGTCACTGTCCGGATTGGGAAACAAAAGACCCGAGGAGACAGCAAGGACTAATAAAGCATTGGCAAAAAGAAATCTCGAATTTCAAGAAAGGGGAGAAGTATTATGACAAACCAAATTAGCGTTGAAGGAATTGGGTACATAGTTACAAGAATAGTTGAGAGAGCCAAAGAAGCAGCAGGTGAGGCAAAAGAAGACAAGTAAGGGGAGATGGGCCGATTATGTATGCTACACAGACAAAAAAAAGAAATACATTGATATCCGCCGCCTTTCTTTCCCCCGCAATGGTATTATACTTGGGTTTTGTGATTTTGTCCATTGCCATGTCAATATACTA